ACACTAAATACATCTGAAAACAAAGATGCCCTCGCGAAACACGAGGGCACAGCCTGTCATTGACAAGCAAACTTCTACACCACAAATATACTACTTCTTTTGCAGTCTGTATATCATCCAACCAACAATGACAAGCGCAAATACTATAATAACACCTAGCGCCCACCCGCCAAGCTCCATTTTAAGGGTTTGCCAACGAGTCAATCGCTTCTCAACCGGATAAGGAACTTGAATGCTATCCGTCTTCAGAATTGTATCCGTACGATTAATAAAGAGGTATTTATACTCAACCTGTTTCACATACTTATACACAGTATCCCCCTTGATCAAATAGAATATACTGTCATGCTTGTAGATACTGTCATACCTGACACTATCGCGAGTCTTATACTCAGTTCTCACCGTTTTTACCGGAACATACTGAGTACGGCAGGACGACAAGCATATTGCTGACGCTAGCAATATGATAACCAAGTAGATTAAACGTTTCATGGTCGAATGACTGTATTGCGCAAGAAGTTGGTAAATTCACTCCGGACATCAAAACATGGACACGCCTTGATGTATTCTGCTGGCTCAACTTCACCGGATCCGTCCAAATCAGGAGATGTATCACGATGTCCCAAAAGCTCGACTATAGGATACTCCTTACAAAGCTTCGCAACCAGTTCACGCAAAGCTACCTTTTGTTTTGGAGTACGAGTATCAGCAGGCTTTCCACTTGCATCCAAGCCTCCAATATAGCAAATACCAATCGAATGCTTATTGTAAGATGATTCACTAAATCCTTTCGTATTACAATGTGCACCGTCAATAGAAAGCGGACGGCCGTTTTCTACAGTACCATCAAGATCGATAACAAAGTTATAGCCGATCTGATTAAATCCTCTCTGCTTGTGCATACGATCTATATCTTTCGCACGCAGGTCTTGCCCGGTACGTGTAGCCGAGCAATGAATGATAATAGCATCAATTTTCTTCATTTTACTGTCCATTTTTTATATTAAAAGTCACTGGGTGGTTCACGTTCCGGACATCTTCTGACATCACATCTCCGAAATTCCGCTTCTTTCAATTTCAATTCAACTTCGTGCCGCTTATGGATTTCGTCTAATAAAGTGGACTGAGTTTCCCGAAGCTCGACATAAAGCGCATCTATCTTTATGTCCCGTTGTGAAATACGATCTTCAAGCCATTTAACTTGTTTCCGTTCATTTTCATCTTCCATACCATTCGCCGAAGCATCTTCTTTTCGAAGCTCTACCTTTCGATTCATCCACCATTTAACAAGTTGCTTTATTCCTTCAACACCTCCTAAAGCTGTTGCTAAAACTACCCAATCATTAAACTCCATATTATTCCCGATTTATTAGTGTCTTTAAATTAAAGATATCACTCCCCTCTCTCTCAAACATCAGCGTCCACCCCACTGAAGAAAATTCTTTCGCCACAAATGGCTTTATCTGACAAGAAAGGGATAACTCTTTCAGCCAAGGAGTACGCGCCTGATCTGATAACATAATCGCTCGTAGCTGCTGCATCATGGCGAGAGTACATCTCGATTGTATTGCTTCCTCTATCAAGTCCATTTCAGCGGATTTCGCCGCGATAGTAACAGCCATTTGCACTTCATCCTCGATATTATTCTTCTGATCGCGCTTAGACATAATATCACCAATTTCCACAAATAAGTATGTTCCGGCGAGAATGCTATCAACACGCTGCTTAACCGAATCGAAACTCTGACCGAAGATATAATAGTCTAATCCGGTGATCCGGGAGTGATCAGGCATTTTTTTAATTTCTTCCTGAAGAATCCCATATTCAAGAAGTTCACTTCTTCCTTTTGAAAAGATCTCAAGCACCTTATTGTGATCCGGAAACTGAGCATAATATTTTAGAATCTCGAAAATCATACTATCTGTTTTATTAATGAAATTGGTAATCCAGTATTCTTTGCTATATCCACATGCTTTACGTCAGCATAATGCATGCTCTTTACCGTTTCTATGAGCTTCTTACGAAGTATAGAAAGGTATTTAATAATATTCATCTGTTCAACCGCAGAGATATCACCATACCCATCACTACTAAGATTGTAGAGAGACTCAAGAGGGCCGGTCGTTATAGGGCTAGGTTTCTCATGTTCACCGGCTACTAATACCCAAAACTCAGTTTTAGTAAACAGAAAATTGACAAACGAGGAAAAGTTAAACGCAATACTCTGCAAAGTAACTAATGACAAGCGTTCAAATGACTTAGCTAATGCATGTGCCGACTCCGAATCATATTTTCCTGGATGATATAAAATAGCCGCAAGAAGTGGCAGCATTGTACCATCACATCCCAGCATAGAACGGGCTTCGATAAACTGTAAAGCTGTCAGAGAGCACGTTAATTGACCAAAGCCAGTATCAACAACATACCCTTTATACATCTGCCCATGAATGCTAACGAATGGAAGCAGCTGTGCACAGAAACAGCTATTCAAAGTAAATTTATAATCCAGCTTAGACAGATAACGGGCAATTGGCATCTTCAGTCTCTCCGGAGGAGTTTTCTTCGCCTTGGCAAACTCATCCTTTGACAAGTCCTGAAGCGCAGCATCATGATCCGGATACAAAATACGGAAAATAAAGTCTACCTGTTCGCCTAACCATGCTAAATTAGACATCGTATCTTCATCTTTAAAATGCGCTAATCGATGCGATTCCCATCCCATCACTCGACAGACATGTTTTATCTGTAGCATGGCCGGTGACAGCTTGCCAGAAGTAACAAGGTTCATATCGGCCATAATCCCTTCAAACAATTCCGGGGTAAGCTCCTCCCAGGAATTTGGAATTTTATATTTCTTCTGATGTACACAAAACTCTATCATGGCATCAATTGTATCTTGTCTTCAGGCAGATTAAAGGATGTTTCCGTCTCTATATCGGTATCCTCAGAGTCAGTCAACAATAAGTCGACATCTTTGATCAGGCTATTCGCCTGTTCCCGTAACTCGGCAGACAAGCTCAATAACCGTTGCTGCTCTTGAGTACCATATCGCATAACCTTTGAATCAATAAAGAGATTCCGAATCGTTGACGGAAACTCTAAAATGTCGAACCTGGTTAAAGCAACAGATACAACCATCTTTGCTAATGCCCGATTAATCAATGGCAAAACCGAAGGTTTATTCTTTGCACGATCCACATATCCGGATAAAATTTCTTCTAAGACCTCTACTTGGATTGGTATACAGCGGAAAAAGAAGAGATATGACAGATCGATACAATACAATAAATCAAAATCTTCCGTTGTCTTGATCTGCAATTTTTCAAGCATACGATAATACCTGGTTTCATCCCACCCTAAATCCTCTGAGGCATTCAGAAGAGAAATTATAGAATCCATTGCATTATAGTAATTTTCGTAATAAGCCCTCCGGAGAGCTTCCTGCTCATACTTGTAGATTTCGATATTCGCCTTGCGTTTACGAACTACATCAAAAACAGTATCATTTGCCATAGTGAGATTAGCAAGTGCCGTCCGAAGATGATCGTAAAGCTTATCTTCTTTTTTCTCAAGAATCTTCTCATACACAGGAACGCTTATAATGTTAGCAATCCGCTTATAGGCAGTAACGGCATGGCTATTGAGTGATGATAAATTGGTATTAGCATCAATGCCAGGAACAAATTCCGCAAATCCGGAAATATCGGAAAACAAATCTTTCAGTATCATGATTGCTGTTTATTTAGTCGTTCATCAGGAGTTACTTCTTCTTGCCGGCTGGGAGTCTCACGATAAAATCCGAAGCGATATCCTTGTCTATATAGTTCCGGAAAGTTTATCTGAATAGCCATATTGAAAGGCTCAGAGCATATTTCATCATCCGGAGTTAGTGACATCAGGTATATCAGATAATTGTAGTATACATCAGCTCCTGACTTCGATATGACGCCATCTTTTGACACGGATGAAATGGAGGAGTCGAGTCCGACCGATGACAAGAGGACTTCGTCAGCACGTTTATCGTAGGTAATAAGAGCATCAATATACTCTTTGTATTTCAGGTCCAAAACCTCAAACTTCCAACGCTGTTCCTCACCAGTCCCTGTTTTAAAACTCATGGTAGCATAAGCTTTTCCTTGATTGTCCGCTCCAGACAGATACTCACTAATATTACGAAGTTCCTGTTTGAGATATTTTAGAAAGTAAGATTCTTTAAACGCAATTCCAATCTCAATCCCATTATAAGTCAGAAGAGGTTCATTTTTACTTTTCCGTTCCTTATTCTCATTACATATCTTTGTTATCTGAGCACGTTTAGATTCAGCCCATGCATTTGGAATTATAATATGAATCTTAGCGGCCAAAGAGTTTTTAAGGAATGAGTTTATGTAATTCGCAGTGTCATTCGATCCCTTGATGTATGCCTTAGTCCCTTCATGTGTTTCATTTACTCCGTAAAACTCACTAACAGACTTCTCACGATGATGGGAAATTGCAGCATACTTTATGTTTCGGATATCCTTTATCGCCATGCGTGGATAAAACAGATATTTAGAAACTCCATAGCTCCAACGCCCTACTGCGATATGAGTAAAGTCCTTATAATTGATCAATTCCGTGATTACATCCTTTTTCTGAGTAGCTAATCGACAACGCCTGTTTTCCATCAATTCAAGTCCTGCAACCGGACGCTGTTCACCAATACGATTGCCTAGCGTCATACGCCATTTTACAAAGTAATCCCGGAAATAATAGTAGTTCTTTATATTCCCTTTTGCTACCTCTTTATAATCAGACTCCAGTCCCCGGTCTTTCCATGATTCAAGCCATGCTGTTATTTCAGGACAGTCTATCCACTCTTTAACAAGCTTCCCATCCTTTATACTTTTGATATATATAGCCGGACCTAAGCCATAGAGCATATTAACTTGTTTTGTAATCAATCGAGGCAATAAACGATTCTTCTTGATATCTGCTTCGACTTCTTCACACTTCATGTTATTCGCTCCGCGTGAGCACACGTTGAACCCTCCTATCGACTGCCAGTTGTAGTCTGCAGGAAGAATAATATTTGAATTAATGAAACCCGGATCCTTTAATCCTGCGGTTGGATTAGTTCCTAATTGAAAGGAAATTATATTGCTGTCGTCAATATAGCATCCATAATTTCCCATCATCTCTACACTATCACTCATAACCAGTCTATTTTATGCAATTTATACCCATCTTGCGGAAACCCCATGTAACGAATAAGTATACGATAACACATCTTAGGGTCAGCATTCTCATCGTTAAAGAGAAAGAAGTTCTCACTATCAATACTGAAACGTTCTTTCGGGAGCTGTGTCCGGAACGTACACCTTTCCTTCACTACTAACCTCTCAGAAGCCTCCCCCTTCTGCCTTGAATAAGGAAAGAAGGCAATGGTGAAGCACCCATTTGGCAGTTTTGATATTTCTTTTGCCCACTGAAGGGCTACTATGCCTGACATCGTCGTTTCCATGACCGAAATTACCGTTTTTGCTCCCCTCCTAAAAGGACGTCCCCGGGTATGTGTCATATTTCCTTACAAAAGGTCGATTTTGCACCTCAATCGGCTTTCTCAGCGGTGCGTGGAGAATTCCGTCTTTCGTTTTTTTCTATTTTTATTTTCAAAAAGTCTTTTGACTGACAGCCTGTGATTTAGCTATAGAAACGATGTCAACAGGATAGTATTATACCAGATTTACACACAATGATATCACCTTAACCAGTACACTATAGCCCTATATTGTCAGGTAAATCATCCGGGATATTACTTAATTCTCCTTGTATTCTATCACCATATAATCCAAAAAGCAGGTAGATAAGTGCAGAAGGAAGCTGTGTTGTCAGTCCTGCCTGATGTTTAAGAGGAACTTTCACCTCCGACGACTTATCCAACTCAACACGACCATCTGTTTTCTTCAATGGAGAAAGAGGAATAGCACTACAAAGATTCGGGCATTCATTCTCATCTATTCGACACACCGGCAGTGCGTTACTTCTTTCGCCAAACAACAGCAACAGAAGTTTGAATTGTTGCCAGTAGTAGATAGTGGCTTGTCCTTCGTTCATAAGTTCAACATAAAATCCGTAACTTTCTAATTCCCTTTTCAATATACGGGCATCAGAAGTTATTTTCTCGAAATCTTCTCGGCGTTTATTAGCTGCCCGGTCATGATAAAGCACAATCTGTTTATTAATTGCGTCAGCTCCAAAAAACTCAAAGATTTGCTTTGCCAGCTCCGGCTGTTCTGATGGATAATAGCAAGTAAATTCTTTCAGGACGCGAAGTTCATTCCCATAATCTTTTTCTTGAGCAGCAACAATACTGGAGAAGTGCCCAGGGTCGTATCCTAGAAATATCTTATCACGTTTATCGTAGTACTTCAGATACCTGGAGGTTAAAACAAAGTGTTCACGCAAATCCAGTTTCAGTATTGATTCATAACGATATCCATCAGAGAACTGGTGTTTATCCTTTCGATAGTTCGCGAAGAATTTATTAACGACTTCCTTTTTCCGGATTGCACAAATAGAAGTCAAAAACTCATCAATGTCAAGTGATTCAAGCTGTGTGCGAAAGAACTTAGGTCCTAAGATTTCTTTATTTGCAAAAGAAGAAGCACGGATATAATAGCTCGCATTTCTACGCATATCCACAAGGCGTGGCTTCCAAGTGGTTACAACACGTTTTGCCTTTTCCGTTTCCAAACGCAAGGCTTCGATGATAACGGGATTCTTTTCATCTCTCATCCGATGATTGTTCCGATATATTTTATATATAGCTGCATGTAGATATAAGGCAGCAGATGCAATCTCATCAATAAGCTCCTGATTGACGTTATTCTCATATTCTTCATACCAATTATCTTCTCCTAAATCCAAGCGGGCCGTATCCGACACGCCTGTTATTCCCTGATAATAATGAGACATTCGAATAGAAGCCGAAGAACCACGTAAAGACGGGAACAAACGAGTTTTCAATTTCTCCCCCTTATTATGTTTCATCTCCTCTACAAAGGCGTGTACTCCACTTCTACCGGCAACGGACTCCGGCTGATCAGAGCTTACCATCTGAAGATGATGTCCATTACGAAATAGAATACTATGTTTCGGATAAGCAATCGGATACCGTGGCTTTCTAAAGTGAGAAGGTATTTTCGTTTCACCTACAATATAGTCAATGCCATATTCAAGCATGGAGCGTCGTCCATCACCCACCGGCTTAGAAAAATACGCCTGAATATTAGGCCAAACATTCGTCATGAGTGCTACGTATGTTTTATGAACTAAGAATGAAAGTTCTCCTGGCATATCGTTTGCGACACGAATGATACGTGGCCCCATCACACCTTCTGTTTTACCTGTTGCACGACCTGCTTCTACTATGAGCACATTCGAATCAATAGCATTCGCTCTGATCTGCATTACATTCTGATAACATTCTTCAAACGTTGCAGTCAGGTCTAAAGTCGCAGCACCTGTACTAAATGATTGTGACGACTGTGAATAAAGTTCTATTCCCATGTTACTCCCCTGTTTCTTCCGGTTCTACAATCTCCGCTTCCTCAATATCCGCATCACGTAGTAGGCGCTTCTTATCGGCTTTCTCGATAGGAAGAGAATCAATAAGATTGATATAAAACCCTTCATTGTTTTTGCGAGCTATCTCTTTTATCGACTTCTTCTGGAAGCCCAACTCTTCTGGAGTAAGATTCGGAGAAATCAAGAATACAATACCAAAGTCACGGTCTGCCTCGGCTATTTCCGAAGCTCTACGCCGACATTCTAAGGCCGCATTGTAACATTTTTCTTGAGTCTTATAATCTCCCCTTACAGCGCATAGCTTCGCCAAATCCTCATATTTATCTGCATAATTAGACTCCCATACCTTGATAGATACATTATTATCAATATTAAAGTAATTTATAGCAGCATAGATACGAGCCTTACAGGTCCGCTCATCTATATTTATCTGCTGGGTAGCATTGATCCGTTGCCGAAGCATCTTTGCCGCACGTGTGATGTTTCGCTCGTATTCAAAGATCTCTGCTGCCCACTGAAGTTGCTTTAAAAATTTCTGTATATCCTCCGGAATACCTGAACAACGCCCAGTCGTCAGGAACTCCGAAATCAGATCGGGATGTATCTTATCAAGGGTGTCTAATTGCGTCATACTCCAAATAGTTGTTTTCGAAGGTCTAGTTCAATACGTTGATTCTTTCGCTCTTCCAAAGTATTAATGGATTCGATGTCACCGGCTTCAGCTTTCTTCGCCAATTCTGCATCAATATTATATTCACCTAACGCACGGCCATTATTATAGGAATCATAATATACGTCTCCCGGCAAAGTGATCCGGACGATCAAAGCCAATTTTTCTTTTCCACGTAGTCCTAATAGACTGCAAATGCGTTGCGGAGTGTATCCAAGTGCACCAAATGTGTGTACTTGCGATACATATTCCTCACCAATTAGAATAGCGTTATCCACATCAGATGTGGGAAGTAATACATCTTTCATACTGATTTCATTTTAGAATCTTCTAGTACTGATTTAAATAAAGCCTCTCTGTCACGGAACCGACGAAGATGTTCTTTATCCTGCGACCGTTTATCTTTACGATCAGATCGCTTAAGAAAGGATTCGTATCTGCGAATATTATCGGAACAATTTTTATATCGCCGCAAGAATTCCGACGGATCTGATACACATAAGCGTTGTAACTCTGCTCTCTCCGACCGATGAACAATAAGCGGATGTTTATACCGGAATATCGCAGTGTCGTTATACGTTTGCAGCTCGGAGAATGCCAGTAAGTTCCGGATCCGTAGTTCAGCCATATCGATGACTGCACGCCTGGTCGGTTTCTTATCTAGTAGTTCATCGAGCTGCTTCATCTTTTTCCACGTGATCACACGATCATTATACAGGATGGTGGCTATTTGGACGTTTTCGTCTTCGAGGTTTTCCCAGTCGATTTGCGGGTACTCTTCGTGCTTTTGCTTTTTGGAGCTACCTTGGCAGGTTCTTTTTTTTTCTCTTCTTCCAAGGCTTGCTCTGCCTGTTCCGCACGGTCTTCAGCTTCTACTCTTGCCTCCTGCTCCGTTTCAAGTTCCTCCTTCAGCTCCTGATTCTCCTGTTCCAAGACTTCTGCCTGTTCCTCATTTTGAGCAATACGTTCTTCCGCTTCTTGCTTCTCTCTTTCACGAAGTTCCGCTTCGGCTTGTTTTTCGTAGATTTCAGCATCAATCTCAAATGGATTCTTCTCTTCTTGTACTGAAGCAGCTATAGCTCCTGGCTGAGTATCCCCTTCTGATTGAAACTCTGTATTTTCCTCTTTAGCCTTTTCACATTCACGGCGATTTAGCCGAATCTCATCCTTAGGCTTAAAGTCCAGCAACGTATATAGGATATCATTCGCATAACGCTGTGAGTTACGTGCAAACATCTTAAGTTTAGGATGTGCCGGAGCAGCCAACTGAAGCAGGCTTAAATCTGCTTCGGCTGCTGCTGAATTACGTAACTCATTAAAATATTTGTTTTTCTCCTTAAATCCGTACATAACTTATGCTGTTTGAATTCGACTTCCTGAAACTTCAATAAGAGTAGAAGGATCCAAAACCCGGAAGGTAATAGAGGAACCAGCCTTCGCCGTCCAAGTAGCTCCATCTTCCAAAATAAACGTTGTACCATCAGCTATTGTAGCAGCCTTATCAGTACCCATACCGTTTAACGTAATAAATCGGCCTTTATCGTTATTTGTCAGTCCTGTTACTGTAGCAATAGCATACGTCTCGGACGAACCATCCGGAATCTGATAAGAGTTATTGGTTGCTTTGATGGATAAAGCTGTAGCGCCTGCTGTATGCACTTCTGCCGGAGCGCTTATAATATCGCCAACATATTTATAATACTGCATAACAGATGTACGTTCAAAGGTAAATGTTACATAGCGACCATCCTTGTCATTTTTAGCTTCATACGATTTTAAAATCATAGGCCTGTCATATTCACCCAAAATATACCATTGATCCTCTCCAATCTCTTTAAACAGAACGACAAACTTACCGCCCGCATGATCTTCGATAAAATTCAATAGTTGATCACGCATGCCTCCCATGATGATGACAAACTGATTGGTTCCGGACGTGGTTATATCACCTTTCTCGCCGTTGCCCACATAAGTGGGAATATCATGTGCCTCAAAGTATTTCATATATTCCCCGCCCAGCATCGGTATGGTTGCAACTTCACGATTGCCATTAGGCTTAGGAAATTTCACATCCGGATTGATTTGGTGAACATCGATCAGATAAACCTTATAGGCAATGTTAGAACCATGTGTCACTTTATCCGAGACGTCATCAACACTTCCAATTGCCATCATACCGGCTAAAGAGGCACCTGAAAATCCTGTCATACAAAACATTGAATGATCAGGATCCAGAAGCATACCAACAACAAAGACAAGAGCAAATAGAACTGCTAAAGACAAGAATAATCTCATCTGCATTTTGCGAGCATATTGATTTCCCTTTCGATAGGGATTACTGATTTTATTAGCTTTCATAAAATTTTAATTTTGTGATTAGAAAAAAAGGGTGGGCAGAACACCCACCCCTGAAAACAACCCTGTTTTATAATGAACAAAAAGCACTATCTTACACCAGGCAGATTAGGTTGCAAATCTGTATTCACAGTACGAGTTCCCCCAACACAACGCTCCAATTCACGGAAGTTGCCTTTACTGTTTAGAAGAACAAGGATATAATCACCTACCTTTGTCGGAGTATATTCCGCTGTAATATCTGCAAACTTACCAGCCTTAGAAATAGTAGAAGCATTAGTCACAGATCCGCACTCAATAAGATATGCAACACCTGCCTTCGCATTCGTGATATCCGTAATTGCAGTAGCTTTAGTATTTTCAACTGTGACTTGCCAGAACCCTGTTTTAGCATCAATGGTAGTAGCATCAGCTTCTACATCAACAGAAGGCTTATTCATGAAAATCTGCTGCCATTCATAGTTATTTGCAACTAGTTCTTTATGTGTCTTGAAGCGACGTCCCAGGAAAGCAGCAGCTGTACCTTCTTTCCAAGTTGACCAGCATTTCACCATTTCCATATCGTCTTTTGCTTTGAAAGCCATCATTTCACCAGGAATGTATTCCAAGAATTGAAGGTTACCCGGAATGTCCAGAAACATCAAGCAGCTTTGTCCGAGGTAGGGCAGCCACTTAATATGAAGCGATGTATCCGGTACAATATTCAAATAGCTGTCAGGCCCAGTGAAATCAAGGTCTTTACCATATTTAGCCCGGCAACCTTCTTTCCACCAAGTTTGGTGCAGACTATTGAGGTAAATAACATGTTGATCCAAATCCATGTCCTCTGTACAGTTTTCAATGATATCAGCAACAAATTCCTTCACTGCATCGACCATCGTTTCTTTGGTATATGCACGATATGCTTCGTCATCATGCAACAGAATCTTATTCTCATGGAAATAGCGGATCAGTGTATAAATGATACCAGTAGAAGCGTTCAAGAAATGAGAAGGAACACCCGATTCCGGAGTAGCATAAATACCACGAATACGACGCTTATTCTGTTCGACCTGGGCCGTTTCCAAAGAATTGACAATACAGTATTCAATCAAAGACCACTTGATCGGATCAGATCCTTCTTTATTGAGATAAGCGATGTACATTCGTTCCAATTTCTTCATTGGTCCAAACTTCATCTTAATCATCGCATCGTCAACATGTCCCATCTCGTTCTCAAGCTTCATGCCACCTTTCCAAACTTCACCTTCTTGCCAACCTTGAGAAACTTCATCGAAGAAAGTATTGAATACTAGGTCATGGTCCTGAATACCATAGCGGATCGGGAAGAACTGAGTTAAATCACGTGCTTTCAGAACATGAGCAATCAATGCATCCTGTCGACGAATAACATACTGATCTCCGACCTTTGCATCGTCTACACCAGAAAAATCAGTAGAAAACTCACCTGAAGCTAATTTTACCGGATCAAGCAAATGATTCTTATTCAGATATTCATAACGCCGGGCAAGAGATTTAGAGAAAGCAGCTACTTCCTGGAAAAAAGCTTTTTCCTCGCCTTCCTCTATCTTAGTAGAAGAGTAATCAGGATTTTCTGCAATCTTATTCCAACGTTTCGACATGTCAAACATCGGCACTTCAATGCCAAAAAGATGTTTTGCAGTAGTACCAGGACCATTGATTCTCATTGTAGTAACAGTTGTTGTGGCAGCTGCAGCGTTGTCTTCCGCAGTCTGATCTGCCATTGTTTTTACTAGCTTCTGTAATTCATCATTCTGTTTCGCAACGTTTTTAGCCAACTCAAGAATACCTTCGGGAGTAGCTTCTGATTGAACAGGGCCATTTTCTGAATTACCTGGGGCTTCGGATGTTTCAGCAGGAACGATACCGGCCAATAAGGATTGTAACTGGTTCATTTCTTCCTGGGACATCGGCTGTTTAGAGTCAGCATCCATATCTTCTCTAAGAGTTGCTTGAAACTCCTTCTGATAACGGGTAGCAATTGACGCCACGTCCTCTGATGTAAGTTGCTTATCTTTTGCCTTCTGTGACAAATCAAGAAGCTGTAAGACCTTTCGTAGTTTTTCTTTAAAATTCATAATTAATAAAGTGTTTAATTAGACATACTGATTTATTTTATTTCGGAGGGAAATGCTGTCCAAATATTCCTGTCCACGCAAATTCGCATGGGCAATAGCTTCAGGAAGGGTCATTACAGAATCAATCAACCCATTATCAATCGAATGTTGAGCATCAAAAGTTTCACCCTGAAATACCGGATCATCTTCGGGGAGAGTGGCAAGTTTAGGACGAGAGGATTTTACCTCGTTTAAAAATTGAATGGTAAGCGGATCCAAAACTTCTTTAATATACTGTTCCGGATGACCGGAACGTAAATCCTCGAATTTCTTATTCTTAAGCGGAGATAGACTTGATTTCTCTTGAATAAGTTTAATCCCTAATTTCTCATAATAAGCAGAAAAATCGTAAAAGCCGACCATCGTGCCAATACATCCGATTTGATCGTTATTCGTCAACGCATGTATTCCATTAGCGCTATGACAAGCAATATAGTAACCGGCAGAAGCACAATACTGCTCAACTAAAACTTCGACAGGTTTCTTGAGTGAACGCATTGTCTCCGACAGGCGATCTAAATACCAGGCTTCACCTCCGCCGGAATTAATATGTAGGAAATGCACAGATATTGAAGAATTGCTCTCCGCAGCAATCAAATCTCTCTCAAATTGTTTTGAGGAGAAATACCAGGAAGAATTAGATGTAATTGTACCAAATATACGATGATAAGCGATAGATCCTTCAGGCAGTTCCTCTGATGAGAAATCATTGGTTAGACTTATGTCTTTAAGTCCTGCAGTACATGCTATTTCTTTTTTAAGTCGGGCAATCGCTTTGTCCACCTGGTCTTTATAGGTTGGTGGATCCGCTAAAAAGAAAAAAGCTCCAGGCACAGGATTCTTTTGGTCCAGGAGCGGAAAACAATCCATCATGGCAGCAGCATAAGCTTCTGCCGTGATGAAGAGCTTAGATGTGATAAGTAAGTTACGAAGAAATGTCCTATTCATTGTAGCGCATCTTTTCAGCGAAGGTAAAAGATGAGAAGGAGGCTATGAAGGACCGTTTATACAGGTAAAAATGGTGAATGAAGCATTTTACAGGATATTTTCAATGTTGCTGTATTCAAGTTTGCCGATATTGACACCAAGGCTGGAATCTCATCAGATCCTATCGTAATATTCTTTTCTGAGGAATCACGCAAGTAAACAACAGCATATCTAGAAATAGAAAATTCCCGAAGAGTATCCACATCCGGAGTTTCAATCGTAATATCTTTGCTGCAATCAAACAACTTACCAGATGCCGAATCAGCAATGGCAGGAGCAAAAGAAAAAGGATCAGCAAAAAAACGATACTCTTCCTTCTTCATTTTCCGAACAGGTTTTACCCTCAAAATAATAGATAATTCTTTCATAATCTGATATGTATTTAGTAATCAACAAGTTCGCCACACAACGGACATTTTTTCGCCATTTTGAGACAAA